TTTATGGGACTAATAAAAAGTTTATTATAAGAAATTATTAGAACTGAAAATAATTTTACTGTTTTTTGAAAAAAATTTATTTAAAGTTTTCTTTGAAAATTACAATATTTTTGCTACATTACAATTAGAAAATACGCCTGTACTAAAGACTTAACTGGGAACTACCCGAAAGAATTATAGGATTAAAATAGGTACATATATATAATATAATTTGGAATTGTTAACAACCCTATGACATAAATATAAACAAAGTTACCACAAAGGGGCGAGCTACCACTAGGGAGGAAGCCTTCCGATCTAGATTACTGTAAGCAATCGGAAGTTTCACAAGCTACCTTTAACTGGGTCTGTTTATACGTAAGCACGAGTGTTCGATTAACAAAATGCGACAAATGGAAAAGAAAATTTTGACTCTGCAGCCAAACCATTTGTACTTAAAAGCCAGAGTAGGTTTTTAGACCTGGTACTCTGAAACCAGGGTGTTGTAGTCACAGTATACTGTAACCGACACTTCATTCACCCATGTCGCGGTGTTTGAATGTGTTGTTGTGAGAGCTAATACTTGCACACCAAGTTGAACGGGCTCGACCTGATCCATAGGGATTCGGACTTGAGCGTTCAACCAGGCAGGCTCAAACTCAGCAACAGCACTTTCTCCAGACATGTTTGAAAGTTGATGATATGGCGCAGTTGTCATATCAAGATTTCCAACATCAACCCCAGAATCCAACTGTGCAATAGCAAGTCGAACTCCAAGTGATCTTGGCGCAGTAAGTTCCAAGCGGATTGTAGGATACCGTCTTGCCCAGAGGGCTCGATGATACTTCAATCTATTCGGATGATCCAACGAATTCAGAGTTATGTTCCTTGATGAAGCAACTAACTCGGAAGCGGACCACCTAGCTATAGAAACCAAACTCCAATGAGGAGCAAGATTCGACGTAATAACGTGATCGGTAGTGGGTTTTACAACGACATTAGATGTCATTCCATTACTAGTCTCTGCTACTACTTCAATTGTCTCTTCTGTCTCTCCACCTTCGGTGTATAACCTATCCCCAAATGGAATATGTCTACCTACGATGGGAGCGACAGTGTTGGCAAAAGGAACCATGCCTTCACCTTGACAAGTACCAATAGTACTAGTTACAAGGAGTCTAGGAGGATCTGCACCAGTCCCAAGAGTAATATTAGCAGGGAAGATTCCAATGGACCATCCCTGGTTATGATTTACTCTGCGATTGTTGAAGAAGTGTGGTAGTTGTATGGTGACAGTTCCATTATTCATATCAATGACATGTGACACAGCAGCTTGCATGTGATCAGCACTTCGCCCAACGTTAATTGTGCTAGGTGTTGCTGTTACGTGCAAACGAGCTGCGGAGCTCACTACTCCATGTAGTGAGATCTGTATCTTTGGTGCTCCCCGCCTGAATCTGCTACCTTTGAGGTAACGTCTCCAGTCGGTGTCATCAGGGGTACTGAAGGCCGAACCTGTAGTAATTTCGAAACTTGTACCTGCATTAGCAGGGCCAGAGTATTCTTCTACTTGTAGATTCTTTCTTGCATTACCATTTGAGACTTCAGCAAACCGGCCGCTTTGTGTTGTGAGTTCATCTCCTAGAGAAATACCAGCTATGGCACGCTCTAGAGGAGGAACTTCACGCAAAGCATCGACGGGATTCCTGAAAAACACTTTGTAGTTGATGGGTCTGATGTAAGCGCTGCAAGCAACGGGTACGGTAGCTCCTTCAGCTTCAACATTAGATATCATTGACAGCGTTAATGGAAGAGTTGGGTTAAGTTCATCGGTCCCGTAACAATAGTCGGAATATACATAAGGAATTCTAAGGGTAATCGTCTGGTTCACAGACGGGTCCCAAATAGTAGTCCTATTCATATTCCCCACTAGAGGTGCAATTAAGACCCTCATGTTACGAGTGAGACTAGGTTTTATGACAAGCACAATTTCCCAGTCTGCGATCCAGAACAAGAACATCCTCACGAGGTATAACCATCGAGAGGCAAATTCTAGTTGAAAGGTGGTTGGTGCTTCTACAAGACTCAACTCAGTGTGGTTCATGAAAGAATCATCAACGCTAATAGGTAGCGTTGCTGATTCTAGATGACCCACATCGTGAGCTGAGATACCAAAATCCACTACTTCCATAACAGCACCAGGGAGTAATCCCATCGTTGTTACTTGGTCTGTTTCGCCAATTTCATAACCCGAACCTTCTTGGCTCGATGTTGCTTCCGCTCCTAATTCTCCTGCTTGGGTTTGAAGCCCGAGGAGACATGAAGGTAGCTCAGTTGTGGAAAACATCATCGAAAGAGTTCCAGTCACATTTTCATTAGATTTGTTCAGTAGTACAATAGTCATTATATCATCTATACCATACGGTATACACTTGACATTGAAGGGAACCTCATCTCGAGTTAGTGCCGCGGTCATAACAATATGGCCACTGTCGGTAATAACGGTCGTTGGTTTGGATTTCTGCATAACAGAAATTTCACTTTGGTGATCACAACGAACAATCATACGTTTACCTAGCACACATACATCGAAAGAAGTCTCTTCGCCATGTACCAAATCATAATTAAATGTGGTGTTTGAGAGGTTGCTGATAATGTTAGCGGCGTAACGCACACGTTGAGTAGACTTATTTACTAGGTAAACAGTCACAGGTGTGGGCGATTCGATTTTAACAATACCGTTCTTCCTCATTGTTGAGCAATGGTTGTCAGCCATTACTACGAGTTCAAGTCCAGCTTCCAATTCATTCACCGAATACTGTCCAACAGGGACAATAGCGTGATTGACAATGCATTGGGAGGTTGTGGCAGCGATGCTACCGGTGCTCAAAAGAGCGGTGATTCCTTGTGGTGATTTATTCATCTCGGTTTTCATACATTCAACATTCTTTAAATAACCTATATCAGTTTGACGTTGTGTCTTCAACTCACATGCTTGCGCATATGATAGAAGATGCTGTCTAAGCGACGAACGCTTGTCTTTAATCTGATGTAATAGTTTACCTAAAATCTGTCGATAAACAGGTTCAGCATAATGAGCTAATTCGAGGCACGTCTCTTTTAATTGCGAGGCAATTTGAGCCGTGTCACTCAGTTTTAACTCAGTATAATTAAACGCTGATTGTATGGAATCCAAGTCCAACGGAGCATCTACGATGCCAGATGGTTGAACATTAAATCTCCTCTTTAAGAAACTCATCGAGGTGATAGGAATCAGGGGGTGTTCATCAGTAGTTTTCAATGCAATTGTGTATCCTTGGTGGAGTTCATTTACCATTATCTCCTTTACAGTAGTAAAGTTGTATTTGGCAGTAATCTCTTTTCGGGGTACAACAATCACATCATCTCCAAATGATACCATTTTGACTTGGCGATGGAAAGCGTCCAGAGATATTTCTCCAGTTAATCTCCAATAACAAAACCAATGGTAAAAGAAGTTGACGGTCGAATTGAGTACAGTGGTGTAAGGATTTCCGGAAGGATTTCCATGAAATTTGAGAAAAATCAAATTGTGCGACAAAAGGGGGGTTATTAATAACTCATCCCACAGTGTCATACGCACATTAAGATTATATCTTGCAATTTCTTCACCTGAGGAGGCTTTCTCAGCTATATAAATAGCATCACAGATTGCCTTACCTCCTGCATTCATAAAATCGGCCAACAAATTCCCATCATAGGATGAAAAATCTGCATCAAATCCTTCTGTATTATAGTCTTTAAGACTTTCATACAGATGGGTCCATGAGTAAGAACAAGGGTCAATCCCCACAGCGTGTGACAACATATCTGCATGATGTTGCCAAAACGCGCGGAAATGACCAAAATACTTACTAAACAAAATCTGGGTTTCAATCGGTGCTGAAGTGAATAAACGGGTTTTACCGGTGCGTACCTTTGCTAAGGGTCTGCATTCATCTTTGAGGTTATTTTTCCAAATTGACAACGTTCGTTGTCCCTTTGAAGCTAATACCTCTTTGATATAGGCTACATCCAATATTCGACCAACCAGCGGTAGATCATAGTTCCACGAAAATCCAAAATTCTCACGTACTAACAGTTGTATCTTTTTAGAGACAACTGTATTCCATGGGTATCCAGGCGAGGTTCTAGGGTCAAATCCGGTATCTCCAAATTTTCCAGTTCCGTTGATGACTTCATCAAGAGTGAGGAGTCTTGCATCCTTTGGCACAACATGTTCGACTAAATAGTCGGTATATTGATCTGTCATACTTGCTAAAGCAGACAGTGCCGCAGAATCCAAAACAGGTGCAGTTTTACCGTATTTCTCAGCTTGGGTGTTCAATATAGAAGGAACACCATCACAATTCAGTGATAGCTGTGATTTGTCAGTAACGTCGGCTAATTTTAATGCTCCGGGACTCTTTGTAACTTCAAAAGCTCCATAGAGTAAATGCATCTTCAAATTAGTCTTACCAGACGTGGGTCTGGCATCTGCATGTGAATAACCAATAGGGACAAAGTCACCTTTTGGCAAATTCGGATCCTCACTTTCAACTAAACCACTCAGGTCATTGTTCAAGATAACAAAATCAGGAACATCCTTGCGTTCATGAGACCAAACTTGGACCTTCAAATTAGAAGGGAGTTCATGTGACTGTGTTTCTAAACTTGTAATTGGCATACATTCATCAATCCTTGGTAGGGTGAGTAATGATGACAAAGAAAAATTTATAGCTCCAGCAATATGAAATCCAATCAATTTCTTAGGTTTCTTGGCATCATGAATAAATAAGGGACCACCACAGTCCCCATTCTGGGTGCAAATTCCAGAACCTGT